CTGTAATTCTTTAGTGGCTTCCGGTGATGCGGCTTTGAGGGCTTCCGCAATTTTGTTACCGGCTTCCGGTCCGTTCTTTACGACTTCCTCAATAAATACCTGTGAGTAACCAAGCCCAGCAAGTGCCGCCGCGTTCTCCTGTAATTGCTTAGCACCAGCCAATTTACTCTTTAGTTTTTCAATAAATGAACCAGCCGAGCCACCAAAATCATCAGCAAGATTTACGCCAGTTTTAGATGCAAATGCAGAACGAAGCCTATCCATAGATTGCTGAACAATCTTAAGTTGGTCTTCTACGGCTTTCTTGTTTAAGTCAGATGTCTTTTTTGCAGCCGCTTCACGAATATCAGTTAGTTTCTTTTGTAAAGTCTTTTCTGCTTCAGCCTTTTTATTATCGTAATCTTTCTTTATAGCAAGTTCGTTTTCATCAAAATTAATTTGTGCATTTGCAATGGCTTCGTTGTAACGCTTATTTGCTTCGGCTGTTGCTTCCTGTGCCGCAATATTGGCTTCGTAAATACGCTCATCACGGCGCGCTAATGCTTCAGCGGCTCGCTCTTTAGCCTCAATAATTGTTTCTTGCATATCTTTGTAAATAGACTTTACATCTTTAGAATACTTAGCAATTTTATCGGCTGTTTCTTTACCCGCGCCTACGCCGCCAGTTGTGCCGCCACCCGTAGTTGAACCGCCTTTACCGCCTTTACCTGTAATGGCTTTATCTGTTTCAACGGCTACATTTTTTAGTTTAGAAAGGTTATCCGAAGTTTCGCGGATAGAATTTGCAGCATTCTTAGCACCATCGGCTAAACCTTTTGCCCAACCCATACCGGGTATCTTAGAAAAAGCACCAATGAGTTTGCCAATACCCCCTACAAGCAAAGCAAATCCATTTAGGATTATTTGCGCGCCCTTAATAACAACGCCTCTAAATGTTTCACTCTTTTTCCAAGCCATAACAAATGCCGCGCCAACAAGTGTCAATGCAGTCACAATTAAACCGATTGGGTTGGCTCGCATAGCCGCATTAAGAACAAGCATAGAAGCGGCTAGTCCGTTTGTAGATGCAATAGATGCAAGAGTTGCGCCCTTCATTAGCGTAGTTACAACTATATAAGCCTGTTGTGCCACTCTTGTAACTACAAGTGCGGCTCTATACGCATAAAATGCGGCAGTCAAAGCACCTACATAAATAGCAAGCACCTTAATAGCATCTTTATTTTCCTTAAAAAAAGTTCCAATCGCTTTTAGCACAGGAATAATTAGATTTAGTATGCCTAACAATGCTCTAAATGCTGGCATAAGAGCATCACCAAGAGCAACCTTTGCGTCTTCAAGTCGTGCTTGAAGTGTTTTCATAGTGTTTGCTGTGCCATCTGCGGTGCGCGCATAATCACCTTGCGCCTTTTTGGTTTGTTCTAGCACTAATGCATAAGTAACTTGGGCTTTAATTGCCGGGTCCATTACTCCCTTGATTTGACCAAAGCCCATCTCCATAGCCTTAGCCTTAAGGGTCACATCATTAAGCGAAATACCAAAGCGTTTTAATGGCTCTGTTTCACCTGAAAGTCCAGAACGCAGAGCATTAAGAGAATCATCAACAGTCATATTGTTAAATGAGCCTAAGTCAGCCGCTAACTGAACAAGATTGACCGACATTTCTTGTGATGCATCTTTAGTAACACCTAATGCTTGGAATAAGTTGCCGTATGTTCCTGCGGCTTCCAATGCTTTCTGCGAAGAAATACCCATACTGTCTGCGGAAGATTTTGACCAGTTAATAACTGAATCGGCTGTTTCCTCAAAGACAACTTGCACTTTGGATAAAGACTCTTGCATATTGCTTGCAGCCATTACCGAACTCTTGGCGAAATTAACTATCTGTGCGCCAGCAAAAGCAACACCCATAGCCGCGCCTACGCTTTTAAGTTGCGTAGCAAATGCAGACATACCAGTTGAAGCAGTTTTAACGCTGTCGTTTACATTTTTAATGCCGTTGGTAGCAGTCTTCAAGCCTTCATTAAGTTTAGTTGTGTCCGCTTCAATTTGGACTTTGATTGGTGGGATTGTGCTCATTGCATCCCCCTAATCGCCATAACGAACGCGCCTACAAATACTGTGCGAAGCGTTCCGTTGTTTAATAATGTTTGTCCTGCCGGTTCAAGATACGGATATTTTACTCCTGATTTCCACCTTGGGGAGCCTTGTTCTACCGCGCGCGCGTATATTGCAGAAGAATTAATATCGGCCTGATAACCGCGAAAACCTTTGACCGGTTTTTGGGCAACAATTTTGCTTACCAAGTTACCGGTTACAACGTTCGGACCGGGTCCCGTTCCGGGTATATGTCCTTCTCCGGGTCCGTGAACACCCGTATTAGCATTACGGCGCGCAAGTTCTTCTACCTTTAACGCGGCTTGAGAGATGGCTTGATATGCCGCCCTATCTATTTTCTGCTCGGTCAGTTCAAAGCCTTTGAGGACTTCTTGCAAATTGGTAATTCTGATGCTACCCATTATGCAACCTATCTGCTTTAACCTGTTCTACAGTTGCCGCAATCGCTAATAAATAATCGGCTGTTCCGGCTGGCAGATTATCTACTTGGTCAGGTGTCCAACCAAATCTATCTGCCATCTGGAAATATAACCATTCTTCATCAGGATACTCTAAATCCCCGCGCCGCTCACCACCTTCCAACAACCATTTTAGGCGTTGGAGTTTGCGGTATCCGCTTTTGGGTCTTTTTCGTTTTCTTCCGTTTCCGCAATAGAAGGGAATAGGTATTTCTGCGCTTCTTTAGTGTGTTCTACAAGTGCGTCATAATCTGCCATTGTAAGTTCATCAAGCGTATCTGTCTTTGCTGACGGAATTACAAGGTCAAATGACCAATCCTCAATTAGCATAGAAATAAGAGCATCACCAAGAGCGAGAGCCTTGGTTAAATCGCCGCCCTCAACCTCTGCACTTTTTAGGACTTTTTTGCGGTCTTTAACGCGTAGCATTGTTGGGTCTTTTAATGTGACTGTTGCTCCTGATGGGAGCGTTACCTTCTTTGACATTTTGTGCCTTTCGTTAGCCTTCCGATTATCTTATCCTAAAAGGCAGGTGAGGGGGAGAGCGGGAAGGCGTACGCCCTCAACCCACTCACCTGCTGAACTTATTTAAGCGTATGTTCCAGATGCTTTTGCGTTCTGGAGTTGCCACTTAATAGGTGAAAAGCCGCCGGTAGAACCAGCGTCAGTTGTGTTTGACTGACCATTAAGGTCAATAGTGATTTGAACATAGTCTTGACCACGCTCAATAGCCGCCGCAGTATAAGCACCCTTAGTAATTGTGGCGCGAATCTGTAGTGCTGCTGCACCTGTGCCATAAGCCCAGTTAAGAACAATGGCTGGCTGTGTATTAGTAAGGAAGCGAGTAAGTTCTGCGTCAGTTTCCATAATAAATGTAATCTTGCCAGTAACTTCTAGTGGTCCAAGGAAGACATTGTATGGATTCTGTGTTTGTGAAATACCATAAACAGGTGTCGCTGGTCGCTTCATATCAATATTGCCGCTCATAGCATTTGCTACTGTTGAGCCGCCAATAGATACAGTTCCCTGCCATACCGGAGTTGGCAATACAGTTGAAAATGATGGCGTAGGAACTGCAACAGTTGAAGAAGCAAATCCCATAGCCTTAGAGTCGTGTTCTAGCATTCCATCAGCATTAAACTTAAGTGAGAAATCAGAGAACTGGCAACCCGGATAAGAACGAGTTTCTACTCCATAAAAATCTGTAAGCGTATATGAGATTGGCTGGTCATCTGTTCCTGCGCTGTTGCTGTTCTTAAGCGAAATAGTGTGTGTGTATGGTGCAGATGAGCCTGTAGTTGCTACGCTACCAAGAACTCCTGCGATTGAATAGCCGATTGTGTCAGCGAATACTGCGCCGCCGTAATCAACTGTTGAATGTTCGCGACCCGGAATGTAGTTGTAGTTCAATACATTTGAGCCACGAAGTCCTTGGTCATAGAGCGGGTCAATAATATCAACCGGCTTTAGAGTGTCTTTCATGACGGGGATAAAATCTGTTGGGGCTACTGCTGTTCCCTTAGTTGCTTCTTTAGCAATACCAAGGTAACTGCGAACGGATGCAATTACGGACATTACTTCACCTCTTTATCGGTTAGGTCTGACGCGGCAGACAGGGTTTTTACTTCTTCGGTTGGTTTTGCGTGAACGGATTTATGTCCTGCGCTTTCGCAATCAGGGTGTGTAAATCCTTCAGGTGCGTCAAACTCGTCACCGGGTTTTACTGTGATGCCAAGCGTAGGGAACACTCGCTCATCAGTTCCTTTGTAGGTCAGTTTCATCATGCTCCTTATGCTTGAATCATTTCAGTTACAACGAATTCTACCTCGGCAAAGGTTTCTGTTGCGCCTTCTTTTGAGGTAGCCGGTTCGCCGTATCTAGCGTTGATTATTGGTTCTGCGCCCTGCCATACAAGGTTTCCTGTTGAGTCACCAAAATTATGGTCAGAACGAAGTCTAGTTTTTATATTGTCTATAAGAGTATCAAATGCAATCATCGCTGTTTCTGCATTACGCTCTAGTGAGTGCTGATACACCTGTAAAATTACTGTGTAATCTACACGCTTCCAGCCGTTAGTTGCGCCACCAATGGCTAAACGAGTTTCGGTTTCTGCCGCAATAAATACTACGACTGCGGCTCGCGAAAGTTCACCCGGCGTTGAATTAACTTGATAGTTAATACGCTTGGGAAAAGAAGTAAAAGTCTGATTAAGCGTAGGTATAGGTGGATTGGATATAAACGCTGATAGCGTAGCGCGAACCCCTGTGCGCCCTGCCATTATCGAATCCTGCGGTATTTATCAACCATATCTAGCGCAAGACGAATTTCAGAGGAATAACGCATATCTCCTGAAATGTTTGCAGTAGGTGCGGTTGTAATGTTCATAGTCAAAGAGTTATCGCCGCGTAGTTTAATAAATGCGGTTGTTAGCAAAATACAGGCTTGCTTGATTGAGGTTGGTAGGTTGCTTACCGATACTGCGGCATGGTCAAATACAAGAGGCGCAGTAAGAGGCACAGTTGTAGAGCCGTATGTATAGGTAGATGCCACAGTTACGCGCTCGCTTTTTGCCCCGTCAAAAATATCTAATACCGCACCGGCTAAAATCCCTGTGCCATTAGTCACAGTTAAAGTGCTTGCGGCGGCTGTTCCTGTTCCTAAAGTCTGCACAAAGCCGGCTACATAGGTGTATTTGCAGAACATTTGAACATACGGAGATGCCGAAGCCGCGCCAAAACTTAACGGACCCTGTGATGACCAAGTAAGGGTATTTCCCGCCAACGGAATAATAATTTGTTGCTTCTCAAACCAAACCTGTGAGCAATCATTCAGCGTAGAAAGTTGATTTGGGTCTGCGCCATACTGAAATGACTCTAAAGATACAATATTAGAGTTATCAGGGTGTAAAGCAATCCAACCTTGTCCGGTTACGCGCGCGCGTTGTGTTTCTGTAATCCGGTCAGCGACTAGATTTTGGTTAAGATATTCGTTCATATAAGAAGAAGCGCGCATAATAACGCGGGCTAATTCGGCATCTTGGGCGTTAGCGTTGCCGCCAACTACTAAGTTATCGTAATCTATTGAGGTCGGAGCGTTCTTATATTCGGGAACTGTTATATAAGCGTTCTCAAGAAAGGTATCGTATGTTGTTCCCGTAGTCATTTAATCTCCGTCTGTCTGAATGACTTTATTTTCGTGACCGCAACGACCACACTTAATAAACCAACCATTAAATCCACATTCAATACAAGTATATCCTCTTTGTGCATCGCCTTTACTATGCGGGTTAAGAGAAGCCTCAAAAAATCCTTCTGCTTTCATAGCCTTAATATGAGAAGCATTTTCTACATTATAAACGCCTTGCCTATTAACTCCATAAGTCTTGCCGCCAATTACAGTTTCTTTTACGCCTCTATCGGGTGCAACAATTCTAGTCATAGCCTTACCTTTCTTAATGAGAAGGGTGCGCCGGTTAAGACGCACCCCCTCACCGCCTATTTAGTTAGTAATGATTTCAGCAATACTCATGTGTGCGGTAGTTGTTCCATCAGGTAAAACTGTGGAACCCCCACCATGACTATTACTCGGTTGATTACAACCACATTCTAAACACATTACGCAGATACGATTCCTGAAACTGCGCCGTTCCATGCTGGAGCGGTGCAGAAGAATGTTCCACGGAAGTATGTAGAGAATTCATACTGGAATTGAGTTACAGGCCATTGGATACCCATGTAGTCCTGCACCAAGAAGTTTGCCCAAACATCTGATACCTCTGTATCAGGAATTGGCAAAGTAAATGATAGGACAGGTGCTACACCCGGGTTAAGCCAAGGGTGAACCATTAGGTCAAGAGCCTTACCAGTAACTTCGTTCTGAAGTCCGGTTACGACAGAACCATAAGTGGTTCCACCTTGACCCGGATTTTCAATCATCAAACGATAGTTAGCGGTTGAGCCTGACTTAATTGCATCAGAGAGTTGCTTGCGGTCATTTCCGTTTAGCAATACTACATCTGGGTCAGCCTTTACTGCTTGATAGAGTTCAGCAAAAACAGTCTGGAATTCTGCACCCGGATTAGAGGTAGAGAAAGTGCTGTTAATTGCGTTGTTGTAACCTGTGTTTGGTCCAAGAACTGTAGGTAGGATTCCGTCATATCCAGTTGAATATGCAGAAGTATCTGCTGATGCGCGTGATGCGGCTGCTCCGGTTGTTGTAAGTGGAGCGTTGTTGCCGTATAGACCTTGT